CAGATCAAGCAGCTATTGAGGATAAGGGTGCAAAATATGCCATACCTGAGTTAGTTTGTATTGATACCAATAACCCAGAGATGAACCTTAAAATACTTATGGCTGCTCCTGCAGCTATTAGAAGAAGATTCATATATATAGAAGCCACTGTTAAATCTGAATATGCTATACACGGAGGTGTAGGCATAGATCCTAAAAAAGTTTCAAGTGCAGAAGATAAAATGAATATTTGGGATTTCAGAATTTATAGACAAGTACCTCAAGCAGGTGATGCAAATATAAGTTCTACCAAAGTTCCTTTTACTCATGATGGTGAAGGTGATAAATCCATATTTGATATGTATGGCTTATGTCAATTTTTAAATGAAGCTCACAAAGAACATGTTGCTAATCAGAAAATGTGTTATGATGCTAATGATATCGATATTAGTAAATACATGAAACCTACAGATTGTTCAGTAGATGATTTACTTAAGATGGAATTTAAAGATTTTCAAACACATACAACTCCTGTTACAGCTGAAGCTGATAATATTCGTATTGGCCCACAAATTCACCCAAATATAACTAAGCATGAATTGCATAAGAAAAAATTTGAAGCTAGTGTAAATAGAGCCAAAATTTTAGAGAGAAATAAATTGGTATCTAATAAAGAAGTTACTATTTCATCTAAATATTTTCAGAGTTTATCTACAAAAATTAAGACTTTAATTTGTGTATTATATACTATAGTGTGTTTATATATAGGTAGTTTTTCACTACCTATTTTTATACTTATGTGTTTCATACAACTTTGTTTTCTTACTATTTTCTATCAGTATTTACAATGGGTTACTTTAAATGATGATTATGTTCTAACTCGTAGACAACTAGGATTATTGACTGATTCTATTATACTCTACAGAAACATAACTTGTTCAAATTTTGTAACTAGTACATGTAATATATTCACCAATGTTAGTTTATTATCATATTTATATGTTAAAACTTTCTTTGTGAAGGATGAAAGATACAATGCAGTGAAGTGGAAAGTTTTATCGAGTAAAATAACTTCTGCAGTACCTCCTCTATTATTAATTGTTATAATTAGTGCTGCTTCAGCAAAAATGTTATTACTTAGTTATAGGGTTGCTAAAAGTGTTCTCTCTGAGGGAATAACTCAGAGTGGCAAATATAACGCAGAGAATATATATAGAACTGTTTGTGATAATGAAAAACAATCTTGTTGTATATTCCCTTTACCTTCTAAAAAAAGAGATACTGATATGGACTATGATAAAGTAGAAAATATTACTCCATTTGTAGTTGGTTCTGAACGTAATTATAATAAGATTGAAGAATTATATTCTACAATTGAATCTAATGTACGTTATGCTCGTATTCGCTTTACTAATGATAGCAGTACTACTACTAAAATACTTGGTATATGTAATGATTATGCTCTTGTTAACATTCACTGTATAAAGAGTGAAATATATAGTGTACATTTATCAACTTCTAAGAATTCTGCTTCAGGTATAGTCAAAGCCAATTTAAAACAACAAGATTTTAAAAAAGTTGGCGAAGATATATTCTTAGTTAGAATTATTGGAACTTTCTTTAAAGATATTACGTTTGCCATTTCTGATATTAATGATAGTTTTGTTAATCTTGATGGAATGTTTATGAATAAGAAGATTATTGTTAAACAGGTTCGAGAGGAAATTATTCCAGTTAATGCTGACAACATGTCAGTGACTTATCCATTTAAATATATATTCCCTGAACATGCAGCAGGCGACTGTGGTAGTCCTTTACTAGCTACATATGGATATAAAACTTTTTTAGTTGGTATTCATTGTGCGGGTACAGATGAGTATGGTTATGCTTGCAAGATAAACAAAAACCAATTTGATACTGCTCTTAAAGAATATCAATCAACTAATATTTTGATTGATATCACTTCAGAGGGTAGTTTTAGACTAAAAGATGAAGGAACTATTGTTAATGTCTCTCCACGTAGTCCATTAGTATATGAAGATATACCATCGTTATTAGTTTATGGTAATATTAGTAATTGTTCCCCTATTTCACCTAAAAGTACTTTAACTAAAAGTATATTATTTAATCATGTGGAAGAACTAATTGATATTTCCCCAACTATAGATGGACATCCTAAATATCTAGCTCCTAAAATGAGATCTTTTAGAAGAGATGGTATTTTCTATTCTCCTGAAAATAATTTTGTTAAAAAAGTAGGGGTTATAACTTCTGCTTTAAACAATTCTATCATGGAAAATGTGATTATAAGCACCACTTGTAATCTACTTTATAAACTTAAAAAAGAAGGTGTCACGTCTCTTAATCCAGTTCCACTAGATATTGCACAAAACGGCTTTCCAGAGAATTTTTATTATAGATCAATGAAGAATAGCACTTCGGGTGGTTTTATGTTTACAGGTAAGAAAAGTAAATACATTGATTTTACTCCTAAAGATTTTAAGAAGGATGCTGTAACTCCTAAGCCTGAAGTATTAATTCAAGTTCAGGAAATAATAGATTCTTATCTTAAAGATGAAACTTCACATTCTATAGTTGGAGCGCAACTTAAAGATGAACCTCGAAGCTGGGATAAAGTTATTAAGGGAAATACACGTATGTTTGCTATGTCTTCATATGATATGACTCTTGTAAATAGAATGTATCTTTTGCCTTTTTATAGTATGATGTGTGAACATCGCGATATTTTCAATACTAAAATAGGAATTAATATGCATTCTGATGAAGTAGACAAAATGTATAACACTCTAAAGAATTTTTCTTCTAATATCATGGAAGGAGATTACGGTGGGTATGATACTAGTATGCCAATAGGTATAGGCTTTATGTCTAATTCTATTGTTTATACTGTTTTGAAAAAATTAGGTTACAATGATCATTCACTTCAAATTGTGAAGGGTATTTTAACTGAAAATTTATTCCCTACCGTTGTATTAAATGGTACAGTATTTACTCCTCCAGGTTTTCAACCATCGGGTAAATATGCAACCGCTGAAGATAACTCATTGAGAGGTGTCATTTTACTGAGATATGCTTTTTCAGTAATGTGTACACCACTTGGTTATGATAATGCGCTTAATTTAACAACTAAGTTTAATGTTCGTGATTTTGATGAGCTTCTTCTTCCGATAACTTATGGAGATGATATGTTATGTGGAGTTAAGGATGAACTCGCACCTTACTTTAACAATATTACATACGAGAAATTTGTTCGAGAAGTTTATTACATGACCTTTACTACTTCAGATAAAAAAGAACAAACTGAGAAATTTGTTAAAATTGAGGACATTTCTTTTCTCAAACGAACATTTAAATACCATTCTCTTATTAAACGAATCGTTGCACCATTAGATAAGGATTCAATCATGAAGAGTTTGTGTTATTATTTACCATCAAAAGAG